ATATTTATTGATTCGGCCACGTGGCTTTGATGTCTTCGTCTTCAACGTTTTAGTAGCATTCGCCATCGCACGTTTACCAAACGATGTAATTTGCTTGAAAAATTCAGCAGGCTTTCGAAGTGTTCTTGATGCAGATTTAATCACATCAAAATTGGTAATGGAGCCCCCTTTAACCCCAAGATATCCATCCGAGCCATAAAATACAATCAGTTTACGGGTCTTTGTATCGTACACCCATGCCTGTGATGATCCAATGATCTTTGCAGGTTCAATTGACCGCAACTTCAATTCGGGATCATAGCGAAGGTACTTAATATTACGTGCCACAACTGCTGGTGGCTTCGCTTTGCGAACACGAACTTTTCGAACAGCCTTTGCGTTTGCGGCACGCTGCAGACAATCATCAACGATTGATTGAACAAAATCACGAAACTGTTTCAGTCGTTTCTTTGAAAAGTGACGGTATCCTTCCTTCAACTGAACACACTTACCAACAACGGCTTCATTTAATTCTGCCAACAATCGACTGTAATACTGACCAATCGTCTTCGCAACTGGTGCTGAAACATTTTTGGAAGTGAGATATTGTTTAGCAGGGCTTGTTGATGACAACAGTTGTCCGCTTGTGAATTTATCAACCAGCTCCTCCAACTCTGCAATATGATCACCTGCAACATCTTTAATGCGTGCTTGAATAGACGTTGCCTGCTGCACTACTGGTTTTGGCTTGATGTATGTTTGAAAAACATCTTCCAAACGACCATCTAATCGTTCAATATAATCACTTGCAACATATTGGCCCCTCATTATCAAGTGGCCAATAACACCTATTTGGCGAATCTTAATGAACGGCGCTGTTTGAATGGCATAAAGATATGTTGGCTTGTTAATATGGCCAACATACAACTCTGCCGCCTTGCGATAATCGCCTTCTTCCCAATTGGTATTATAATAATTTAGTGCCAACATCATCTGCGTCTTGAATTTTGCCTCTGTGACAATAGGCTCTCCATTATCAATGGGAAGAGAAGGTCGCTTTGGCCCCTTCTTAACAATGTTTAAGTCGCGCTTAGGACCTTTAGCAGTCACGGTTGTCATAGAGCAACTCCTGTAAGATGTTGATATATCATCTGATTATTCTATTATACACAAACAATATGATAATATCAACATCTTTTATTGTCCTGTTATTTGAAAGCGTTACAGACGGAAAATGTCTCGATATAACGTATCAAAATCTTCATAATCACCCTTAGTTTCAGCAAACGAGTTGTCGTGAAACACCTTTGCAATCTTTCGAAGTTGCCTCTTATTCAAACCATGTGTTTCAGAACCTGCATCAACAAGGTCCTTGATAACTGTCCGCTGCTCCCTAATAATGTCCATTGCAACAGACATTTCCTGCAATACTTCCTTAACAGCTTCCCTATCAAGGGAATTAGATCCAGTGTTAGTCATTTTGTATTATATCTCCATCTTTGGTGAGTTGAAATAAACAAGAAAAGGGAATCGCTTTTTCTTCAAAGTGTTGATGAGCACCTAAGTTTATATCGACAACCGATAAAATCTTAACAACAATACCACCAGCATCTTGTATTATATTGACAGCCTGTATTATTGAATGGCCAGTAGTAGAAACATCATCGAGGATTAATACACGCTTTCCATGTAAATTATCATTCGCACCTAATCCTTCAATACTGTTTTTTGTCCCATACACTTTAGACGTCTTTCTGATAATCAAACCTCGTATATCTGTGGGTTGGCTTAAAAAACTATATGTTAGTAACCCACTAATAAGTGGGATTGCTCCCATCTCTAATCCTGCAATGCAATTAAAACCAGTTTGCCAATAATGATCACCAAAACGTTGAACAATCATTTGTGATATTAGCGCTAAACCTTCCGCACTCATCATCACTGGTTTAAGATCAACATAATATTCACTATCAACACCTGATGAGAGGGTAAACTTCCCTTTAACTACATGGCGTTGTATTAAGGAAGCTACGCGCTTTGGTAACTTCCGGTAATATTTTGTTGGAGAGTCCATTAATTAATCATTCTAGAAGTGACAGGGAAGACATTGTTGTGAAAGAGTGTCTGTAATGAGCCATCTTCATTGAGGCGGACACGCACTCTGGGCTTTTCAATGTTTTCAAATCCAATGTATGTGCCCAACTGTGTAACTGTCCTGCGAGGTAGTTGCCTAACAACAACACACTTGTCTCCAGAATTTAACGTCTGGCCAAACTTGTTTGTGAAGGGGCGAAGAAAAATTGTCGGATCATTGTTTTTTGACATTGTAACACTCTCCTTGTTGGTTCAATTGAGCTATCACTTTGCAAGTGTACTTTATCTCGAGATAAAAAGGCAACATTTATCATCTTTAACGGCTTCTCGAGAAGATTAGATCCAGTGCTAGCCATTATGATTCTTGATATAGAAACGCACGAACCATCGCTTCCTTTGCTTCCAAGAGCTTGCGCAGTGCGATGGTTCGTTCTGGGTTGCGCGGCACAGTTGCGACAATTTCATGCGCCATCGCAATAAACTTTTTAGACACGGGCTGAATGTGTTCTGGCTGATGGTCAACTCTTCCAAAGAATTGCAGGATAGGTTCGATGGTCATGATGATCTCCTATTGTGATACTTCAATGATTTCAAGGCTTTGCCCGGAATGCACATATTCCTCTACAGTTTGTCCGCCGGATAGGTCAGGGCCGCATGGTGTCTGCGAGATACCGGCAGAATTAGTGTAATTTTTCAGAACTCGAATGACCGCTGTTTCACGAGTGTCGGAATTGGTGATTGTTACTTTGATGGTCATGATGATCTCCTATTTGATGCTGTTGAAGAAAAGATGTTTCCCAATGATAGCCTGGGGCGGTGGGAATCGAACCCACGTCTGGAAGAAACAATCTTCCGCTCTGCCATTAAGCTACACCCCGTATTTCTTATTCAATATACATCAGAATTTAGATAAAACAACATTTATTATCTTTATGTGCACTGTGAAATAAAAGGGAGATGGTTTTTCACATGATTTGCACTTATTCGCGCATTAATCATTTTATTATATGTGTTATCAGGGGTTTCAAGAACTCGAGCGTCTATTTGTGATCGCATCTCCAAGTATCTTGCAACCGACTTCGATGGACATAGATAAAGAATCTCTCGTTTAAATATATTTTGGCCAAGACGTTCAACATCATCTAATAACTGTTGGCACGATGACCAATAATTTCGCCAATCGGATTCAACATATATTCTTTTTTTCTTGCCCTTAACTTGTTTTGTCTTAGCAAACCGTGTTTGTTTATAGCCGATATAATAGCGCCCAGTAATTGTGTTGGTAATTTTATAAACGAACGCAATATTTAAATTCAGATCAATATTACTGCACACTTGGCCCTTATATAACCACTCGGATGTTTCAGACAAAATTATTCTTGATCCTCGTCATCGGTCTCTTCATATATATCACCGGAACAAAGGGGGCAATATACGATGTCTCGTAGATGAAAAGTATCTTGGGAATTTCTAATTGTAATTGTTCCCTCTCCTGTACACTGCTCACAATTAAATTTCTTAACTAATTTCATTTTTTACTCCAATTTACATAAATAAAAGGTGCTAGTCGCGATTCCCCAATCCACTAGCTCTAACCTTAACACGGAGTAGTCAGCATGACCAATATTTATACCATATACAAAGCCACTAATTTAATCAACGAAAAATGTTATATTGGGTTTGATTCCGCGTGGCCTAGAAGACAAAAAGTACATTTAAGTCGGCCAACTAAATTTGCTTTTAGTGCTGCGTTACAAAAACACGGCCCAGAAAATTTCATTTGGGAAATCCTATATCAGAGTTTAGACGGCGATCACACATTGAACGTAATGGAAGGCTATTTTATAGCAGAAAATCAATCTTTTGGTGTTGGCGGTTATAATATGACACTTGGTGGCGAAGGAAGATTGGGTTGTATACCATCTGCAGAACACCGTGCTAAAAATTCTACTGCTAATAAAGGTAAAACAAGATCTGCAGAAACGCGAGCTAAAATGTCTGCTGCCAATAAAGGTAAAAAACTCTCTGCAGAACATATTGCCAAAAGGACTGCTGCTCGTAAAAACTCCAAAACAGTTTCAACACCTTTTGGAGTTTTTGAATCCCTTGCGCGAGCAGCAACAGAGTTGCATCTGCACCCATCAACGATAGATTTTAGAATCAAGAGCGATAAATTTCCTGAGTGGAAAAATAAATGATTTATTTAATAACCTTATTTGATGTTTTTGAAAGGCCGGACCACACGTTTCCCCAATCCCCTGTAGTTGAACCCTTTGAATATCCAGTGCTCTTCTGTTCAAAAAAATTGCTATGTTCAGGAGCATTTAGAATCTCTTCAACCCACGGTAGATTGTTTTTCCGTACATGAAAAATACTTTTCATTCCCAACCCAATCAACCGTCTATCAGTTATATATCTAATATATTTTTTAACTTCATCAGCCGTTAGCCCTTCAATCTCTCCCATCTCAAAGGCAAGATCAATAAACTTATCTTCAAGATCAACCATCTTAGTGGCAATATTATAAAGTTCATGTTTTAGCTCATCAGTCCAAATATCTTTATGTTCTTTGAGAAATTCCTTAAATAACCATGTCATTCCTTCAACATGACACGATTCATCTTTAATTGACCATGTGATAATTTGCCCCATCCCATTCATTTTATTGAACCTTGTGAAGTTTAATAACATAATAAAGGAAGAAAATAATTGCATCCCTTCTGTAAATGCAGAGAACACAGCAATTTGTTGAACAATTGTTTTGGGAGTAGTTCCCATAAACAATTCAATCATATCATGCTTTTCTTTCATCGCCTGATATTCACTGAAAGCTCGATATGTAGTTTCAGGCATACCAAGAGTGTCAATTAAATGACTATATGCCTGAATATGAACAGCCTCTCGTGCCGCAAATGACAGGAGCATCATTCGTATTTCAGGTTTAGGAAACAAGGGGAGATATTTTGTTGCATAAGCGCCAGCAACATCAATATCTGATTGTGTAAACAATCGAAAAATCTGCGTTAAAAAATGTTGTTCATTATCTGTTAATTTGTTTT